TGTTCTTGCACCGTGAGCACAAGTGTCGGGGCCACGCCGTGCTCCACATAGTCGCCATCCTTCTTGCAATAGTCGGCAGCTTGCTTGGCTGTTCCGCGTTGTTGCTCGAGATGGGCTCTAGGGAGTAGTTGCTTTAGTCGCTTTAAGTGTTGTGGATGCTTGAACTTGACAAATCCTTGTATATGCGGGGTTCCTTGTTCCCCGGTTTCGTTGCCGTACACCACATACTCGGCCAGGTCTAGTAGGTTTACGCAGTTGTCAAAGTCCGTAGTTGTAGGGTTGTTGATTGTGAAGCACCAACCCTTTGACTTGGTGCCAGACATGGCAGATTGGTATATGGTGAGGTACAGAATTTCCCTCACCATGGTTGCCAGAGTCGTCGTTTACGGTACTCGCCCGGCAACCCCTTTTTTTATTCACATTCATGTTTTTATTGGTTAATATTGTCATTGTGCAATTTACCCTGATTTAGCAACTTGAACTTCAAGTTGCTTTAGTGACGCGGTGTATGTCATACGGTCAGTTGGCGCAGTATCGGCGCCGAGGTGTAGTAGGTACTGGTCTAGCTGCTCTAGGTTATTTAGAGAATAACTACCCTACTCAGACAGCTGGTGTTAGGGAGTATTTACGAACGCGCGCTGGTCGTGCTTGGAGTAGTGCCCGTGATTATATAGCACAGTCTGCGCAGGATAGAGCTCGTCGTGTTAGGTCGAATAGGACTTTTCATAGAGCTCAAGAAGTTAGCAACCGTCGTCTTAACGCATCTGTGATGCCCTCTCAATACAGTAGTCGATCTCGTCGCATGCGTGCTAATGCTCGTCATAGTCGTTATAGTCATCGTAAGCGAATTGTTCGCAAGCGGGGCGTCAAGCGTGCTTCGAAAACTTCGTCTCGTTCAACTACTGGAGCGTATCGCTCTTCGTCTGGCTTTATGGGCACGTTATGGCGTAGCCTATGTGCTCCGCAGACATATAAGGAAACCATAGCTTGGAGTCGCGAAGGTATTCAAGGTCAACGTCAGTGGGCTAGTTTAGCCTTGGGTGGTTATACTATGGTTAACCAAGTTATAGCTACTCGTCGACCCTCCAACTTTCTGTTTAACACCGCCGGTGGAGTGACAAGTACTGCCACTTTGCAGGACATTGGTCAAAATGATTGGCGTGCTAAGATAACGAACTTGTTGTTCGATGCTCGCATTCAGAACCGTTCTAACGCTTCTATGGAGCTTAAGATATATCATTGTGTTGTACGCCATGATGTGTCGTCGTTGAATATGGGCTTGTCCCTTACTGCTGCCTGGCAGGCTATGTTCGAACGGAACACTGACAATCAGGCAACAAATATTGGTTCGGGGTTGAATAACCTGGGTCCGAATCAAGAGGCTGCTCCAACTGGGTATACCCATAATTGGCAGCACCCTTCGTTTACTCCGTATCTGAGCAATGAGTTTGTTCAGTATTTCAAAGTATTGAAGACAGAGTCTCTTCGGCTCGGCCCTAATGAGATTGTATCTCGTGTCTTTAAGATGCGTCCGAAAGTTCTGAAGGGCGCCCAGATCGTGTCGCCTAACTCTACCGAGTGGCAGCGAGGATGGTCTAAAATGATTCTTTTCTCGTGGGTCGGTATGCCCGTCGACGATGATACTGTGAACAATCAGTCCAAGGCCGCTTGTGATCTGTTTGTCCAGTATGACTCTACTCTCAAGTGGTTCTACATGCCAGGGGCATCACCTCTTGTTAACTTTGGTTATGGTAATTCCGATATCAATAACCTTACGAGTGCGTATCGCCTCAACCCTGCGACCTTTACGCCTCAGATACCAGCTACTGGTATCGTTCAAGTACCAGCCTCGGCTGGTGAAGATGTCCCAGCTCATCATCCGTAATTTTAATATATGTAACTTTCAACAACAAAATGCTCAACTAGAATTCATTATGGATTAAGCTCCCCCCTTGAGGGGGGGGCTCTCCTAGCAGCTTGCTGCTAGGAGAGACGGGGGTGTCACCCTAACAGATCCTCGAGTGTAGGTACCTGGTTTGAAAAGAACTCGTTAAAAACCGTTACCTTAAAACGTCGCTTCATTGGCTCGCGGTCTTCCGCTCTCTCGAAACATTCGTCGATAGTGTAGTTGGAGAGTATGATAATCTTGTTCGGTCGTATACGTTTTAGTGTGCCGCCCTTAATCTCGGCCGAGAAGGGGTATCGGTCCCCCCATATCTTGATGAAGTGTGCTAGGTACTTGGCGCTCTCGGGGTTGAATTCTTCAATCGCTACCACGTCTTCGCCCTCGTACCCGTCCCACCATTTGTTCAATGCTTTTCCGTAGTGGTCGGGATAGGTGTTCCATAAGTGTCTCGATTTCCCAGTTCCGGTAGGTCCCACCCACCATTCGGACTCGAGGGTGTCGAGTACATTGCTGTGTCCTGCTCGCAAGGACTTGAAGGTCCCCAGGTATCGCAAGAAGATTCCTGGGTGCTCGTCTTTGATGACATCGAGTTGTCCGGACTCTGCGAGTTGAATACATCGTCTGTATTGTTCTTGCACCGTGAGCACAAGTGTCGGGGCCACGCCGTGCTCCACATAGTCGCCATCCTTCTTGCAATAGTCGGCAGCTTGCTTGGCTGTTCCGCGTTGTTGCTCGAGATGGGCTCTAG